AACAGGCTGCCATTGTATTTGATGTAGCAGCGGATATGGTACGAATGTGCCCTGCCCTTTCCAAGCGGGTGAAAATTCTGACCTCACAAAAGCGTATCGTGTACATCCCGACCAACAGCTTCTATCAGGTGCTTTCGGCAGAAGCCTATTCCAAGCATGGCTTTAACATTCACGGTGTTGTGTTTGATGAGCTTCATACGCAGCCGAACAGAAAGCTGTTCGATGTTATGACCAAAGGCTCCGGCGATGCCAGAATGCAGCCTTTGTATTTTCTTATCACCACTGCCGGAACTGATACAAATTCAATCTGCTATGAAGTTCACCAAAAGGCAAAGGACATTCTGGAAGGCAGAAAGCATGATCCGACTTTCTATCCGGTTATTTATGGTGCAGATGAATCGGAAGATTGGACTGACCCAAAGGTGTGGAAAAAAGCAAATCCAAGCCTGGATAAGACCATCGGTATGGATAAGGTGGTGGCTGCGTGTAATTCTGCAAAAGAAACGCCGGGCGAGGAAAATGCATTTCGGCAACTGCGTTTGAATCAGTGGGTAAAACAAGCGGTGCGTTGGATGCCGATGGAAAAGTGGGACAAATGCAAGGTCGCTTTTGATGAAGAGATGCTTGCAGGTCGTATCTGCTACGGTGGGCTTGACCTTTCCAGTACAACGGATATTACAGCTTTCGTGCTTGTCTTTCCACCTACTGAAGATGATGAACATTATTATGTTCTTCCTTACTTCTGGCTGCCGGAAGAAACGTTGCCACTAAGAGTTCGCCGTGACCATGTTCCCTACGATGTATGGGAACGGCAAGGCTATCTGAAAACAACTGAGGGAAATGTGGTTCACTATGGTTTTATCGAAAACTTCATCGATGAGCTGGGACAGAAATTTCATATCAAAGCGATAGCATTTGACCGTTGGGGTGCGGTGCAGATGTCGCAGAACCTTGAGGGACTGGGTTTTACAATGGTACAATTTGGACAAGGATATAAAGACATGAGTCCACCGACCAAGGAACTGATGAAACTGACTCTGGAACAGACCCTTTCCCACAATGGTCACCCGGTTCTTCGGTGGATGATGGATAACATTTTCATCAGGCGTGACCCTGCCGGAAACATCAAGCCGGACAAAGAAAAATCCACAGAGAAAATTGACGGTGCGGTTGCCATGATCATGGCTCTTGACCGTGCAATTCGCTGTGGATGTGTGTCTGATGAGTCGGTTTATGATATGAGGGAGATGCTGGTGTTTTAATTATCTCGATTTAATCCATTTCAAAGCTTCAGTACCACATTCATAATCCTCAGCAACATCTTTAGCATACAAATACTCAGAATCAAAAGAACCTGTTTTTAAGTTGTATGTATATTTAAATACAACAGGTATCTCTCTATTGTATCTTTGGCAAATTTCATTCAATTCCGGCATTATTTCTTCTGTTATAATATTATAGATCTTATTATCGATTTCGTCGGATACACCCGCTTTTACATTGCCAACTACTTTTTCATCAACACGGTATGCACTTGCAATTAAAGACTGGGAATCATCATTATAAATGTATACGTATAGTAGTTCCGATTTAGCACTTGCTGCTTCTTTGTACAAAGAAATAATTTCCGACTGCTTATCCATGAATTCATCTTCAAAACACATTTATCTTACTCCTAAGCTATATGACTTAATCGAAAAATTTACTCGATTTCATATTTAAGTATACCACATCCACACCAAAAAAACAACCCTCTGAAAGGAATTGATTTTTATGGGAATTTTCAGCGGGCTCTTTAAGTCCAGAGATAATCCGACCAACAGCTACGACAGCCCGTCCTACACATATTTTTTCGGCAGAAGCAATGCAGGAAAAAGAGTCACCGATAGAACAGCTTTGCAGCATATTGCGGTCTATGCCTGTGTGCGGGTTCTGTCAGAAGCAATTGCACAGCTGCCGCTTCATGTGTACAAATACAATGAGAAAGGAAAAGAGCGAGTGCCACAGCATTCGCTTTATTTTTTACTCCACGATCAGCCAAATCCTGAAATGACTTCTTTTGTTTTCCGAGAAACCTTAATGTCACACTTGCTTATCTACGGCAATGCCTATGCACAGATTATCCGAAACGGCAGAGGTGATGTTTTAGGACTGTATCCTCTGATGCCTGACAAAATGAAGGTTGACCGTGATGAAAAAAACCGCCTGATATACATTTACAGCCGTTACGATGAGGCAAATCCGAATCTGAAAGAACAGGGTGACATCGTTCTTTACGCCGATGAAGTTTTGCATATTCCCGGACTTGGATTTGATGGTCTGGTTGGATATTCGCCGATTGCACTTGCGAAAAATGCAATCGGCATTTCTATTGCCTGTGAGGAATATGGAGCATCGTTTTTCGGAAATGGTGCTTCACCAAGTGGCGTGTTAGAACACCCCGGAGTGATCAAAAATCCGGAACGTGTGCGTGATGCGTGGCAGAGAGCCTATGGCGGAAGAAACGCACACAAGGTCGCAGTCCTCGAAGAGGGTATGAAATTCACTCCCATTGCAATTCCCAATAATGAAGCACAGTTTCTGGAAACCAGAAAGTTTCAGATTGAGGAAATTGCAAGAATGTACCGTGTACCGCTTCATATGATTGGTGACCTTGACCATGCAACATTCAGTAACGTAGAACATTTATCCCTTGATTTCGTGAAATACAGTCTTGACCCTTGGATCGTTCGATGGGAGCAGTCTTTGCAGAAAGCACTTCTTTCTGATTCTGAAAAAGGACAGTATTTCGTGAAGTTCAATGTGGATGGACTACTGCGTGGTGATTATGCTTCCCGTATGCAGGGCTATGCTACCGCAAGACAAAACGGCTGGATGTCTGCCAACGATATCCGTGAAAAGGAAGATATGAATATGCTTTCTGAGGAGGAAGGCGGTAACTTGTATCTTGTAAATGGCAGCTTTACAAAACTCGCTGATGCAGGTGCATTTGCAAATCAAAATTCAGAAAAGGAGGAGAAAACCAAATGAAGAAATTCTGGAACTTTATCCAAAACGAAGATACATCGGAAACAGAGCTTTTGTTTAACGGTCCTATCTCTGAAGATACTTGGTGGGGCGATGAAGTAACACCTGCTTTGTTTCGTGATGAACTCGCAAAGGTCAGCGGAAACTTGACAGTCTGGCTGAACTCGCCTGGGGGCGATGTGTTTGCAGCGAGTCAGATTTATTCCATGCTGAAAAATCACAAAGGCAAGGTTACCGTGAAAATTGATGGCATTGCTGCCTCCGCTGCGTCTGTTGTGGCAATGGCAGGCGATGAAACTTTGATTGCACCAACTGCCCTAATGATGATCCACGACCCCAGCACTTGTGCTATGGGAAACAAGGCGGATATGGAAAAAGCCATTATCTTGCTTGATGAGGTAAAAGAAAGCATCATCAACGCCTACGAAACCAAATCCCACCTCAGCAGAAACAAGATTGCAAAACTGATGTCCGATGAAACATGGCTCAATGCAAAAAAGGCTCATGAGATGGGTTTTGTGGACGGGATTCTCTTTGCAGATAAGAAAATGCCTGTTGTTCCTAAAGAGGAAGAACTGGATGAAGAAGAAAAAGAAGATACACTGACCGCAATGACCTATTCCAAATCGAAGAATCTATCTGCATTCTTATCCAAAGTATCTGCATCGGCAGAATCCGTTACAGGCACACCGATTGACCAGCTTGAAAAAAGGCTGGCACTTTTGAAATATTGATTGGAGGAATTGATTATGACCATTAAAGAACTCAGAGAAAAGAGAAAGAAGGCCTGGGACACTGCCCGTGATTTTCTCGACAGCAAGAGAAATGCAAACGGCGTGCTCAGTGAGGAAGATTCCAAGACCTATGATGCAATGGAACAGACCATTGTTGATCTCGGAAAAGAAATTCAGCGTCTGGAACGACAGGCTGAAATCGAAGCTGAAATGAACAAGGCAACTTCAACACCTGTTCTCGGCAAGCCTGCCACACCAAATGTAACGGAAAAGGCAGGTACAGCAAGCGACACTTATAAGAAAGCATTCTGGAACAGCATCAGAAACCGCAACTGGATCGATGTCAATAACGACCTGCACATTGGCACAGACGCAGAGGGTGGCTATCTTGTTCCAGATGAGTTTGTGCGCCTGTAAAAGGCGATGTTTACAGTAGATTAGGCTCTACACCGCACAGCAGAGCGGTTGTCAATCTG